AATGGTACAACATTTGATATGGTAATACTGGAGAATGCATATAAGCAATTGAAACTTCCTGTGCCTTGGCAGTTTTGGAATGTGAGAGATGCACGTACAGTGTATAGTTTATATCCTGATTTGCCAAAACCACGTGCAAGTCATCATGCACTTGAAGATTGCCGAAGGCAAATTGATTTGTTACAACAAACACTTAAACATCTTAGAGTAGTAGGTCTAAAATGATAATTGGTATTTGTGGACTTATAGGCAGCGGTAAAGGAACAGTTGCTGATATACTTGTAGAACAAGGTTTTAAAAAAGTTAGTTTCGCTGATAAATTGAAAGATGGCGTTGCTACTGTATTTGGTTGGGATAGAGAAATGCTCGAAGGCGACACAGATGAAAGTAGACATTGGAGAGAGCAGACTGACAATTTTTGGACTGCTGAAACTGGTAGAACGATTACACCAAGAATAGTGTTACAAGAGTTTGGCACAGAATGTATGCGTGATGGATTCTATGATGGCGTTTGGGTAAGTTTACTTAAGAAACACATGATAGAAACTCCAGGAAATTATGTTGTGCCTGATGTCCGATTTCGTAATGAACAAAACATGATTAGAGAATTAGATGGTGAGGTTTGGCAAATCAAAAGAGGCGATGATCCAGAGTGGTTTGAAAAAGCAATTTTTGATAATAACAATCCAAACACCAGTAATCTAATGATTGATATTGATATTCATCCAAGCGAATATAAATGGATTGATGTTAATACAAAATTCAGTTGTATTCTTCATAATAATAGTACGATACAAGATCTAAAAAAATTAGTCCTCGATCAAATCACCAATACGCCAAGGTAGTTCAAGTTTCGTAATCTCAACACTACAGTTTAAACAAACATTTCTCAGATTTGTTAATTCTGTATTGTTCAGGTTACCATCCATGTGAAAGACCAAAATTTGTGCTCCACTTTTTGCATAAAATCCGCATCGATCACAACTTAATTTTTTTTTAAAACCATTTTTCATCCAACGTGGAGTTGTTGCACGTATTTTGCGTTTTTTCCTTATACAACTATCACACCTTGTACGAAAGTGTGTTTTATTTTCTTTTATGTAATTTATTGCCACTAACCGTCGGTTACAAGCACTACAAATTGGTCTATTCATACGGGTATTTAGTTACATAAACCTTTGCAAAGGGCAGTCACTACGGCAATTATTTGTATATTCTTATAAATATCAGTAAGACATTTAACACAGAGGAAGTGAAACATGGCACTAACATCACCTGGCGTAGAAGTTACCATTATTGACGAAAGTAATTATCTACCAGCCGCAACAAATTCAGTACCATTTATTTTGATAGCAACTGCACAAAATAAAGTGAGTGGTGCAGGAGTAGGCGTAGCCGCTGGAACAACAGCTGCAAATGCAAATAAGCCTTACTTGATTACATCACAAAGAGATTTATCAGCAACATTTGGTACCCCATTCTTTTATAGCACTGCCGCAGGAACAAGCATAAACGGCTACGAACTAAACGAATACGGTTTATTGGCTGCTTATTCAGCACTTGGTATCAGCAACAGAGCATATGTACAAAGAGCAGACATTGATTTAAGTCAACTTACTGCTACTACAACACGACCAACTGGCGATCCTGCAAATGGTGCATACTGGTTTGACACAGGTGTCAGTGCATATGGTGCATTTGAGTGGTCATCGACAACAAATGTTTTTACTAACAAAATTCCAACAGTGATTACAAATGTAGCTGATTTAGTCGGTGGTACTTCAAGTGGTGTACCCCTTGATTCAATTGGTAGTATTGGTGATTATGCAATCAACACAACAAATACAAACAATCCAATGTACTATAAGTCTCCAGGAAATAGTGCCGCTAGTGTTACTGCTAATTCATGGGTCCTTGTTGGAAGTGATAGTTGGAAAAATTCGTGGCCAACTGTGATTGGTACTGCTACTAATCCAACAATAACTGCTGGTAATAGCATGGTAATCAATGATACAACTGTTACTGCCTCAGGAACAACATTAACATCACTTGCAAGTGACATAAACACTGCTTCAATAACAGGTATTACTGCTCTTGTAAGTTCAGATAATAAATTGGAAATTTATGCAGATAGTACTGCTGCCAATGATGGTTCTACCGACGATGGCAATGGTATTGCAATGATCGATGATGGAAACAACTCAACATTGTTGACCGAAGTTGGAATTGCAACAAGTACTTCAAGAGGTGATAAGCCTTATTATGCACCAGTTGTGCATTTTGGACCAAACTACAGCAATCCGCAATGGCAGAGTTTTGACACAGAGCCTCATCCAACAGGTTCAATTTGGTTTAAAACAAACAATGTGAATCTTGGTGCAAACTATGTTATCAAAGAGTATGCAGTAGCAACAGACTCATTCACAACAATTAACAATCCTCTTTATGCAAATGATCAGAGTGCATTAAAAGCATTAGATCCAGCAGGCGGTGGAACAAATATTGTAACAGGTGCTTTGTATTCACAGTATGATGTATCAGAAAATACTACATACACAACAAAGTTTTTTAGTCGTTACACTACAGGAGCAACTCTTGTAACTGGAACAACAACAACTCCAACATTTACCAATGCAGAAACATTTACAATTCAAGCAAGTGCTAAAAATAGTGATACTCTTACCACTGCGGTTACTGCAACATTAGGTGGCACATCTGCAACTGATTTTGTCACTGCATTTACTGCCGCAAACGTAGCAAATACCACTGCAAGAGTATTGTCAACAGGTGCAATACAAATTGAACACACACTTGGTGGTGTAATTGTGCTTAAAGATACAAGTGGTACACCAGTTTCAGATGCAGGAATCAGCACATCAGTTACTCCAGGTCAAGTTAGAGCAGGTAACGATAGCAATGTAATTTTAAGTAACTGGATTCCATTAGGATTTGGTTCAACTCCAGTATATACTGCAAGTTCAACTGCACCAAGCATTGATCCAGCAGATGGAACATATTGGTATTACAGTGATACTAACCCAGTAGATATAATGATACAGGATGGTGGAACTTGGAAAGGTTATCAAAATGTTACTAGTGATGCTAGAGGTTTTGACCTAAGTACAACTTCACCAGCTGGTCCAATTATCAGTTCAACTGCTCCAACAAAGCAAAGTGATGATAGTGCATTGGTATATGGTGACTTATGGATTTCCACTGCTGATCTCGATAACTGGCCTTTGATTTATAGATGGCAAAGTGTTGATTCAGTTGATCAATGGGTATTAATTGATAACTCAGATCAAACTGGACAAAATGGTGTGCTTTTTGCAGATGCACGTTGGGCTGGAAATGGAACTACAGATCCTATAACAGATGATCTTCCAACAATTGAATCTCTACTAACCAGTAACTATGTAGATCTTGATAAACCGGATCCTACACTTTATCCAACTGGTATGTTGTTATACAACACAAGACGTAGTGGATTTAATGTTAAGAGCTTTCAAGTAGATTATTTTAATTCTTCAGACTTTCCATTTTCCACATATGGTGCATTACCAACTGTAAAAGACGCTTGGGTAACAGCAAGTGGTTTACAATCAAATGGTGCTATGTATGCAGGTAGAAAAGCAGTTAGAAATATTGTAGTACAAGCTCTAAAAGCATCAGTTGATGGTGCACAAGAACTACGTGAAGAGCAAAAAATCTTTAATCTATTATGTTGTCCTAACTACGAAGAATTAGCAAACAATCTAGTAGCACTGAACAATGAGCGTAATAACACTGGATTTATTCTAAGTGACACACCTATGCGTTTACAAGACACAGGAACTGCTATCACTAATTGGGCAACAAATGCCAACGGTGATGGACTTACTACTGCTGATCCATATTTTGGTGTGTTTTATCCAAGTTGTCAAACAACAGACTTATCTGGACAAACAGTTGTTGCACCAGCAACACACATGATACTGAGAACTGTGATACGTTCAGATGATGTTGCATTTCCTTGGTTAGCACCAGCAGGAACACGACGTGGTACTGTTGACAATGCAAGTCAAATAGGATATGTAAATGCTCAAACAGGCGAATTTGTTCAAACTGCTGTTAGACAAGGTTTAAGAGATACACTATATGAGAATAGTATTAATCCAATCACGTTTATTCCAGGATCAGGTATTCTTAACTATGGAAACAAAACCACATTTACTGGTAGTTCACTTGATAGAATAAACGTTGCTAGATTAGTAGCATTTATCAGAGGTAGACTAGAAACAATTGGTAAGAACTTTGTTTTTGAGCCAAACGATACCACTACAAGAGATGAAATCAAAAATTCAATTGAGAGCTTGATGATTGATTTAGTAGCAAAACGTGGTATATATGACTATTTGGTAGTTTGTGATACTTCAAACAACACACCAGCTAGAATAGACGCCAACGAATTATATGTTGATGTTGCGATTGAGCCAGTTAAAGCAGTTGAATTTATCTTCATACCTGTAAGAATTAAGAACACAGGAGAGATTGCAGCTGGTAACGTAGCAAGTTCGGCTGCGGTAACGTAAGAACAAGAAAAAATACAAAATGGAGCTTCGGCTCCATTTTTTGTGGTCAAAAATAGATAAATAAATTTATAATAAGGAGAATTATAAAATGGCCGTATCATCGCTAACAAGAATGACAGTTCCTTTGGCATCAGACCAATCAAGTCCAACTCAAGGACTGTTAATGCCAAAACTAAAATACCGCTACCGTGTGGTATTTGAGAACATGGGCGTATCTACACCTAGAACAGAACTTACCAAACAGGTAATGACTTTTACTAGACCAACAATCAACTTTGAAGAAATCGAAGTACCGATCTATAACAGCAGAATCTATCTTGCTGGACGTCAAACATGGGACGCTGTATCAGCAACATTTAGAGATGATGCTGGTGGAAATGTGAGTAGATTGGTTGGTGAGCAAATACAAAAGCAAATGGATACACTAGAACAAGCAAGTGCTAGTTCAGGTATTGATTACAAGTTTATTACACGTTGTGAAGTACTAGATGGTGGTAACGGAACAAGTACACCTAACGTTCTTGAAACATGGGAACTATACGGTTGCTTTTTAGTAAGTGCTAACTATGGTGACTTAGACTATGCATCAAACGATCCTGTAACAATAGAATGTTCAATACGTTATGACAACGCAGTACAGACACCACTTGGAACAGGAATTGGATCTACAGTAGGAAGAACACTGGGTGACGTTGTAACTGGCTAATTAAGT